GCGGTGAATTTCAGCGCAGGCACGAAGGATGTCTTTGTGACCATGCCAGCTAAAGCGGCTTTACTGCTGCGTGAACTGGCTTCGGCACCAGCGCCAACTGAAGCTGATTGGATTTTGCTTCATGCTTTCAATGGAGGCGTCGAGTCGCAGGTGAGGACGAAGGGCGAGTATGGGCTGATCGACGTGCTCTCGAATCGCGACCTGTTTCGCACCCGTAAACAGTTCTACATCGGTGGCCTCGGCTCCGACACGTCTGCCGCTGATGACTCAATGGCTATTGGAATCCAGATTGCCTCACACGAGGGCGTGTGGACGGTCGTTGCAACGGACGCGGATGGGCAGCGCAAGAATATGCCGACCTCCGCGACCATCAACACTGATGCAGGGTTGGTTGGTGGTTTCACGCAGACACGGCGTGATCTCAACCCCGATGTCACGATTAAGTTCAAGGTCATCAGCACCACACTGCGGCGGGTGTGGATCGGCTGGATGGAGGCCGATCACATAGCTTCTGACACCGATGCCACTATCCATAAGTTTGCGCTGCGACTGTCGACTGCTCCGGCGGTGACAGGCTTCACCATCGTCCACTCTAACGGCACGACCGAGACAGTGGAGGCGCAGATTCAGGCATCGGACGCTCTCACTCATACCATCCGCTTGATCGCGGACGAGGCCAACGCGCGCTTCGGCTACAGTTTCGACGGTGCGGCGGTGGTCTGGATCACGACGAACATCCCGGCGGCCACCGCTTCGCTTGGGTTGCAAGTTCAGATTCGCTGCCTCGAAGCGGTAGCAAAGAATATGGACCTGTGGTGGGTTCATGGGAGCATGGACAAATGAGCACTAAGTTTTTTCACTTCGATGGCGGTGCCTCTGGTGCTGTGCAAGGCATGACTTATATCGAAGGCGCATCGGTCGAATACGGTATTCAGAACAGACCGCTGCTTGCCATCCAGGGCTGGCACGGCATCACTGCCGGGAAGCGCACAGCGTTGATCGCCAAGCTCACCGCCGCTGGCTGGATCGAGGGCGAGCAAAGCAAACCGGACTAGATCATGCTCGGCTTCCACTCAATCTCCGAACAGCCGATCTCGGCGTTGGCCCCGGCCTCCGCCGGACAAACGATCTCCGTAGCGCAGGTCGTTGAAACGGACGTCGCCCAGGCGATGACGAGCCTCAAGACCGCAGCAGTCGGCCAGGCGCTGGAAACCGACACTGCCCAGGCGTTGAGCGCGAGGAAGAGCGTGGCGGTGGCGCAGGCCATCGAGACCGATCTCGCCCAGGCGCTCGCATGGGCACCGAAGGCGCGGCTGGTTAGCCAGGCGACGGAGACCGACGTCGCGCAGCTGCTGACGACCCGTAAGACAACGGCGATCGCGCAGGCGCTGGAAACCGACACTGCCCAGGCGCTGAGCTCGAGGAAGAACGTGGCGGTGGCGCAGGCTATTGAGACCGATCTCGCGCAGGCTGTCAGCCGGGTTAAGACCGCGGGAGTCGCGCAGGTTACGGAGACGGATCTCGCGCAGGCGATGACGAGCGCCAAGGCGAAGACGATCGGTCAGGCGCAGGAGACCGATCTCGCGCAACCGGTCACCGAAGCTGGAGGGGGCGTCACGCCGGTGGCGCAAGTAACCGAGACCGACCTCGCACAACCGATCGCCTGGGCGCCGAAGGCTCGCCTCGTGGCGCAGGCGACGGAGACGGACATCGCGCAGGCGGTCAGCCGCCACAAGACCAAGGGCATCGGGCTCGTGCTCGAGATCGACGCGGCGCAGGCGATCGCGAGCCTGAAGACGCGCGCGATCTTACAGGCGGACGAGATCGACGCGGCGCAGTCTGTCGTATGGATGCCGAAGCAGCGGCTGATCTCACAGGTCGTCGAAAACGATCTGTCTCAGCCGATCGGACGCCACAAGGCGCTTGGCATCGGCCTGGCGGTCGAAATCGACGCGGCGTTGCCAATCACGCTCGCCGGAATAGTAATCCCCGGCGTGATCACGCTCGCGGACGCGGCACTTGGCAGCTTGATTGGGAACGACGCCGCGTTTTTTTCGATGATTGCGGTCGATGCGATGCTCAATAGCTCTACGACAAATGATGCCGGAGCAATCTCGATTGCAGTGAGCGACGCGCCGATTGGCTCGCTCAGCATCGCGGATGGTCCAGCGCCATGACGGGAACAACATGAGCATCAACGTCTACCAGAAAGGCGATCTGGCGCGCGTCACCGGCGCGTTCAAGGATAGCGCCGGCACGGCGATCGATCCGACGACGGTCAAGTTCAAGTTCACGACGCCGGCGGGGGTGACGACGACCTATGTCTTTGGCACGGACGGGCAGCTGGTGAAGGACTCGACCGGCAATTATCACGTCGATCTGAACGCGAACGAAGCCGGCATCTGGTTCTACCGCTGGGAATCCTCCGGCACGGGGCAGGCGGCGCAAGAAGGGCAGTTCACGGTCGAGCCGAGCGGATTCTGATGGCACTCAAGCTGATTACCCCGCCGAGCGTCGAGCCGATCACGCTGGCCGAGGCCAAAGCGCACATCAAGGCACTCACCAGCGATGAGGACGCGCTGATCCAGATATGGATTACCGCCGCCCGCCGGCGGGCGGAGACATTCACGCGGCGGCGTTTTATCACTCAGACATGGGATTACTCCCGGGATTGCTTTCCATGCTGGGGCATGGAGATTCCCAACGCGCCGCTGCAATCGGTCACATCGATCAAGTATGTGGACGACGCAGGTACCGAGCAGACGCTCGGCACGTCGAAATATCAAGTGGACGCCAATACCGACCCCGGGCGGATCACCCCGGCATACGGAGAGGCGTGGCCGGTGACGCGCGATCAGATGAACGCCGTCACGATACGGTTCGTCTGCGGCTATGGGCTCGCGGCGGTGGTGCCGGAGGAGATCAGGAGCGCCATCCTGCTGATGACCGCGTACCTCGAGCAGAACCGATCCGAGGCCGACAATGAGACGTTCAGGCTGCCGAGCGCCCCCGATCATCTCCTCTGCCCATACCGGGTGATAAGGTTCTAATGGATCTCGGCGAGCTCGACCGCAAGATCACGCTCGAGTTCAAGACCGCCGGGCAGAGCGGGTCGGGCGAGCCGACGGAGACCTGGGGCACGCCGACGCCGGTCTGGGCGCGGGTCCGCGCGCTCTCGGGACGGGAGTTCTACGGGGCGCTGGCGGCGCAGATCGTGGCGGAGGAGACGCTGCATTTCCTGATCCGCTGGCGCGCCGACGTGCGTGCGGGAACGGCGAGGATCCTCTACGAGGGGCGCACCTACAACATCAGCCGGGTGGCGGAAGTGGAGCGGCGCGTGTTTCTGGACGTGCTCGCGGACACGGTGAAAGCATGAGCTATCAATACTTGAGCGGCGTGGAGGAGGTGACGAAGAACCTCCTCGAATTCCCGGTGAAGGTCGAGGCGCAGGTCACGCGCGCGGGCCTGCGCAAGATGGCCGAAGTCGTCGAGCTCGCGGTATGGGCGCGGACGCCCGAGGTCAGCGGGGACCTGGCGGGGACGGTGAGAGCGTTCACGAAAAAGCGCGGCAAGCAGATGACCGCCGGCGTGCGGGTCGGCAACCGCAAGAAGGGCGTGTTCTACGCACACATGGTGCTGGGCGGCACGAAGCCGCACGTCATCAAGGCGCGGCCGCGGGGGGTGCTGCGGTTCCTCGGTGGCATCGTCGTCAGGAAAGTACAGCACCCCGGATCGAGGCCGAATCCGTTCGTCGAGCGCGCAATCGCCGCCTCGGGCCATACCGCGATCGAGGCCGGGTTCGCGGTGGTGACGGAGCGGATCAAGCGGATCATCGCGCGCGACCGGGCGAGCACAAGCGGGCCGAGGACGGCCCGCGGTCCGGAGGGTTAGATGGCGGGCGAATTCCTCGCGGGCGACATCATCAAAACGCGGCTCGGAGCGGTGGCCGGCGTGACGGCCATAGTGGGGGCGCCGCCCTCCGACCGGATACACAAGTTCTGGGTCCCGCAGGGCTCGGAATTGCCGGCGATCGCCTACAAGCAGCTCGCGGCGCGGCGGCTGCAGGGCACCTACAACGATCCGGGATTCGCGATCGCGACGGTGCAGGTCATCAGCCTCGCCAAGACGATGGACGGGGCGCACGAGCTGGACCGCCAGGTGCGCCTCGCGCTGGAGCGATTCGGAAGCCAGCAGCCCGCCGGCATCCCGTTCGCGGGCACCACGCTCTACGACATCAAGCCCGGCTCGAGCGCGGACGGCTATGCCGACGAGGCCGAGTTGTTCTTCGTGACGACGGATTACGCAGTGCATCATCTGGAGACCACGCCATGACACGAGAGAGCGAGCAGGAAGAAACGAACTTCGAGGAAACCCACCGCGATCAATACGCCGGCCAGGGCGGAGCCTACGAGATCGGGCCGGATGGCAAGCGCCGCCGGATCGCGCGCACGCTCACGACGGAAGAGGCGAAGGCGATCGAGGAGGCCGGCAGCGGGCCGCGCAGCGGCGGGATTGCCGGAGGCGCCGCGGTCAAGGTCGGGACCACGCGCGTACCGCCGGGTAAAGAACAGAAATAATCGCAGTCAGTTCAATTTTGCAAGGTCCGGCGGAGCCCGGGCCTTTTTTTTGATAAGGAGCTTTCACCATGTCAGATCGTTTGCAGGCACGACGCGCGATGCTGCTGAAGATCGAGTCCGCCTACGGGGTGGACCCGACGCCGACGGGGGCGGCCGATGCCCTCTACTGCTACGACCTCAAGGTCGACCCGATGGAAAACCAGGAAGCGCCGCGAAAGCCGGTGCGACCGTTCTTCGGGGCGGACACGCCGGCGATCGGCGGCACGATGGCGAAGATCGATTTCGGCCTGGCTATCGCCGGGTCCGGGACCGCCGGCACCGCGTTGCCGACCTCCTACGCGGCGGCACTGCGGGCGGCGGGACGCTCGCAGACGATCAACGCCAGCGTGGACGTGATCTACGGCCTGGTCGGATCCGGGTTCGAGTCGGCGGCCGGCTACTACAACGATGACGGCGTGCAGCACAAGCTGCTCGGCATCCGCGGCAATCTCTCGCGTGAGTTCAACCACGAGCAGATGCCGATGTACAAGTTCTCCGGGGCGGCGCTCTATAGCGCGCCGACGGATGTCGCGCTGCCCACGCTTACTTTCCCCGCGACCTGGCAGAAACCGCTGGTGGTCAACAAGGTCAACACCACGTTCAGCCTCCACGGCTTCACCGCCGTGCTGCAGTCGCTCTCCTACGACGACGGGATCGCGTTTGCGTGGAAGGACTACGTGAACGCCGAGGAGGTGCGGATCAGCGACCGCCCGATGATCAAGGGCAAGGTGGTGGTGCAGGCGGGCGCGCTCTCGCAAAAAGACTGGTTCGGCATCGCCAAGGGCGGCACGACCGGCGCGCTCTCGCTCGTCCACGGCACGACCGCCGGCAACAAGTGGAAAGTGGACGCGGCGACAGTGTTGCCGAAAAATCCGAAATACGAGGTGGTGGACGGCATCACGTTCTATGGCATGGACCTCGAATTCTTCCCGTCGGCCGCCGGCAACGACGAGATCGTCGAGCGCATCCTGTAGGCCCTTCGATAAGCTCAGGACAGGAGGAGCAATGGGATTCAGCATCAGAAAGCGCGAGAGCTACCGCTGGACGGTCGAGCACGTCGTCGAGAAGCGGGAAGGGCGCCCGGTCACGATCAGCTTCGACGCCGAGTTCAAGGCGCTGGGCCAGGCGCGGGTCACCGAGCTGCTCAAGCTCGCGTCGACCCTCCAGATCGACGACGACACCTTCCTCGGGGAAGTCCTCGTGGGGTGGCACGACGGCAAGGACGAGCGCACCGGCGAGGCGCGGGAGTTCCCCTACAGCCAGGAGAACCTGGTGGAGCTGCGCGAAGCGTACCCGGGCATCGTGACATCGTTCAGCCGGGCCTGGACGGATTCGATCCTGGGCGGAGGCGCGGCAAGAAAAAACTGAAGGACGCGGCGGCGGAGTGGGTCCGCTCCTGGGGAAGGGCCGGGCCGGTTGAGATCGGGCGCGATTTCGAGGGGCCGGCCTGGATGCACGAGGAGATGGAGGACGGCGCCGCGGACCGGCAATTCGGCGTGCTGCCGCAGAACTGGCCGGCGGCGCAGGTGTTTTTTTCATGTACGACGCAGTGGCGCAGCGACCCATCCGGGGCGCTGCTCGGGCTCGACTACCCCGGCCTGCAGGTGGTTCTCAGGTACCAGCGCGCCCCGCGCGGCACTTTCGAGCAAGTTCAGATCATGGAGCACGAGGCTATCCGCGAATCGCGGGAGCGAGCGCGGAATAAAAGATGAGCAATGCCAAGAATCTATCGCGTTACCTGCGGAAGTTGTTTCACTACGACTGTCGAACGGGAAAATTCACACGGCTGATCAATATGTCCTCCAACGCCCGCGTTGGAGGAATCGCCGGTGGTTACCAAAACACTGGTTACATAGCGATCCATGTCAGCAACACACTGTATTTAGCGCACCGCCTGGCGTGGGTGTGGATGACGGGCAAGTGGCCGAGCGAGATTGATCATCGCAACGGAAACCGATCCGACAATACTTGGGCGAATCTGAGACAGGTCACGAGGTCGGTCAATAATCAAAATCAACGGCGCGCTCATCTCAATAGCCGCACGGGAGTATTAGGAGTCGCGCCGAATGGGAAAACAAGCTTCCAGGCAAACATTCAAGTTAATGGCAAACCGCATTACCTTGGCACTTTTCGCACCATCGAGGCTGCGCGCGCGGCTTACCTGAAGGCGAAGAGCGAACTGCACCCGGGCAGCACGATATAAGGAAAACCACATGGCGG